GCCGGCAAATGACATTCCTGGTGGCCAACATACCTCCGGTGAAATGTTTTATCGGGGTACTGATACTGAATAATATCGAAAAGAACACACCTTAGGACCCTTGAGGTTATGTGTAGGCGGCTGCTGCCTCACTATAAATAGATTCGCTACCTATTTCAGTGGAAGTGAGCATTAATAAAAATTAAACAAAACAAATTACCAAATCTATAAAAGTTACCAAGGCTCAAGTGAGCAATTTTAAAGCAGAACCTTCAAAACCCACTATCCCACTTACTGTGTTTGGTGATATCAAAACGCTCAATATTACCGAGGAAATGTTGTACTGGTATCCCTGGATTGATAACATAAAACATAAAAATGTTTATTTGTCGTTGAATCTGCAATGGGGGCCAAACGGAGAATACCCATCCCCACCTCCACCAGGCTACGACTATTATATCAGTCACGGCGATAGTTTAATGTTTGGATGGCCCGAGCATGTTATCAACAATGTTGACGGGAAAATTATTCACCTGACCGGAGCATTGATTCTGGATTCATTTGATACTGACCGAATACAGTATGTTCCGCATAACACAGCACACAAACGTATTCGCGGGGTAGCAATAACAGATATTGACAAGGATATCCAATTTAAAACCAGTGCATTGACCAATCGTGTCACACAAAGCAAGGCTATAATTTTTTCTGCATTAATGCATGTGCTAGGAGAAAAAAATTGTGTAGCATCGTTGCATCACGATTTGCATAACACTAAAAATATACACAGTTGGAAACCTTCTGGGAATTCTACCTGTGACTATTATTTAAATTTGTTTAAGGAACAGTGGACAGACAAAAAAATATTGTTACCGCAGGATGATCAAGTTACTTGGTCTTGCAACAATTCAGCATATCGAACAGCGGCATTGAATTTTACGCAAGAAAGTTATCACTACAGTTATATGGTTAAAAACGGTCGTGGATACACTGAACCAGGGCCATTTGTAACAGAAAAAACTTGGAAATGTCTCATGTCAGCAACTGCGTTTATATCAGTTGGCCAAGCCTATGTTTACCAATGGTTTAAACAACTAGGTTTGCAATTTAATTATGGGGAGTTAGATTTGAGTTTTGACAATGATCCTGGAAATTTAACCAGGATAGAAAAAATTGTCAATTTAATTCAATCATTGACACAATGGTCAGCTCACGATTTATACGAAATGACATATGAAAGTACTCGACATAATTTTGAACATGTGCAATCTCAAAAGTTTTGGGACATTTGCGAAGAGTCTAATACAGAAACCTACAAATTATTAAACAATCTATAATATGATAATTGGCAACAACAAATCCATTAGAATCGTCGGCTATCCACAATCGTCGATGACTCAAGAGTTCATAAACGAGATTATTAAAACTCACGTTGCCGAAGTGGTAACACCACAAAACTTTGTTCCTGATCCTGAGTATCAGTACATTGTGGCAGTGACCTTTGATCTAGCAGAACGTAGACAAATAATTGACGCAGTTGATCAACACAAATTGGATTTGGTCACAGTCATACACGATACCAGTTTGATAGGATCCAGTCCGCCGGCTAAAATAGGTGCAGGCACTTTTGTTTTTCCATTTTCTATAATTGCATTAGGAGCTCAAACTGGGCGGCATTGTATCATTGGCCCATACAACTTGATTGGCCACTATAGCCGACTAGGAGACAACTGTATCACTAGACCCGGGGTGACCATATCAGACAAAAGCACCGTGGGCAATAACTGTGTATTCAATATCAAGTCTACAGTGACCAACAAGGTTACCATCACTGACAGTGTAGAAATTCTGGGTCTAAGCAATGTGGTCAAGGACATTGATCAACCAGGACGATATGCTGGCTCAAGTGCCAGACATATTAGCGATCTTTAAATACTGAAAATTCAGTCAAGGGCCGGTAGTCCGTATAAGCACTGTGTCAGCCTCTGCATAATTTGTTTGCAACTTTGTATTTGTGTTACATGATCAATACCTTTGCCAAGATACACATGTCCATCACTTTTGCCACGCATGCCTCTTAGCAATCCAATAGTTCCGTTGGCATCATCTGGCCCCCGATACGGCTCAAATTGCAAGGCGTTTTGTTTGCGTTCAACATTGCCAACCACATGTGTAAATTGTGTAAGATCTTGACTTTGTTTTTTTATTGCTGCAAGTTTGGTTTCTGTGCTCAGTGGACTTTCTGCACTCAATGCCAGAACAGTGCCCACTGCCACTGTTTCTGCACCTAGGTCAATATATTCTTTGACTTGTTCAGCAGTGCCTACTCCGCCATAGGGTATCAACATGGCACCGGGAGTCATTGCTTTTTGTTGTAAAAATACTTCTCGAACTGAAACATGACCAGTGAAGCCTGCACTTTCAGAACCTTTGATACAGAATCCATCAATGAGATGCTGATCCATCATTGTTTGATCCACGTTGTCGTATATGCGTTTGAATACTTTGGTTCCAAGATCTTTGATTGGTTTTAACAGGTCAATCACATCCACTGTTAGATCTTGTTCACTGTTGGTTGGTCTAAAGGTATTTTTATCTCCATAGATGATTTCAATAGTGGGAATCATGTGGGATTTAACAATGTTGTAGACTTCGGCGTTGGTGTACTCGTGTAATTCAAAACTCAAGTGTATGCGGTTGGATCCTGTGGCTTTGACAAAATGATCTAGATCTCGTTGCATGAGTTCACTGCGACCATTGTAGGTCCAAGAACAAAGACTGGGATATCCTCCAGCATGATGCACGGCAATTGCCAGTTCCACAGTGGATCCTTTGTTCATACAGGCTTCGAGTATGGGAAATTGTGATTGAAAGATTTGTTGTGTCATTTGCATTTAAAAAGTTTTTTTAGATAAGATCTACTGATTTTGCCAGCATGTTGCGATGGTATCTCGTCAGTCTTATTTAACATGGCTGGTCGAAGGTGTGGGTCAAGGCTCAGCAAAAAAGTCAGGATTTCTTTTGGATCACAATCGCCCACATACAAACAGTTGAGCTCGTGATTGCCAAAGATCACACATTCTTTAACAGCAGTGATATGTTTAAGCACTTGAGATTCCAAGCTCAACGGATTAAACTTTTTTCCTTTGATATTGAGTTGATCAACACTGCGACCCAAGATACGATAGTACCCCTTTTCATCTTGTTCGGCCAAGTCTCCGGTGTCAAACCATCCTGGTACGGATACGTTGGGACCTTTGATTATCAATCTCTGTCCTTCAAGTCGGGCTTGTATTCCATCTGGCAACCCTACTGTGCCCATGCGTTGTTCTCCGTACAAAGGATTGGTAAAACACTGGCTCAGTGTTTCAGTCATTCCAAATGCTTCAATAATTGGCACTTTAAAACGTTCCTTGAGGTCTTGATAAAGATGATCCGTCACAGCAGATGATGCTCCTCTGATAAAACGTAAATGGTCAAAGTCTAACTGTTTTATGACCTGAAGTATGCTGGGCACCGCCGTGATAAAAGTTGGTGCATATTTGGGCAAGTCTCTAAGATTTTTTGTTGCCAAAAACTCCATTTGACACCCGGCGGCTCGAGCAGCCCAATAAAACCCTTGACCGTGTGCGTGCCACAGTGGCATTATACTAACATATCGATCATTGGCAGTGATGTCATAAGCGTTGCAAATAAGCTCGGCCATGCGATCCAGTTGTTGTTGAGTAAAACTACAAAATTTACTATCGCCGGTGGTTCCAGAAGTATACCAAAACAATTTTTCATTGGCGTAATCGCCGCCGTCACGATGCTCAACACCGGCGGGAGTAATTTTCATACTCCAATCACTGTTGTCCAATAGATACTTTTGCCTGGCGGGTGTGTTGTCTGGATTCACAGTCATAACACTCCACTCTTGTAATTGATCGTAGTAGTTCCAAGGATCTGGCACACACAACACAACTCTTTTCATCGCAATACTTATGTGTTGAACAATTGGATTGCAATTGTTTAACTATCTCTGAATTTACTGTATAATTACTGCTAGGAAATCTTATTTTTGGTTTTTGTTGCTGATCAATTCAAACGAGAAATTACACAGGCACAGTAGTGTTGACAACTGTCAGAATATTCTATATAATAAACAATCTAAGGAGAACAACATGTCAACCAAAAATTTCAACGCAGAACAAACACGTAAACTCAACCAGGTCATCAATGAAGGCATGACAGTCATGCACGAGATTGAAACCCTCACTGGTGGTCTCAATGATACAGTCAAAGCCATTGCCGAAGAATTGGAAATCAAACCCAGCGTGCTGAAAAAAGCCATACGCCTGGCGCACAAGAGCGAGTTTGGCCGCGAGCAACAGGATCACGAGTTGCTGGAACAAATCTTGACCACTGTGGGCAAAACGCTATAAGTACTGTTTTATAACAGCGAGTCGTTGCCGTAAGCAACATGAATCATGGCCCGCCAGCCATAACTGGAGAAAGCATTGAGTTATATTGACGCACTATTTGATCGTGAACACGATCGCATACATGTGGTTGAACGCAGAGATGGTGAACGCCGCTATCAGGAATACGCACCCAACTACACATTCTATTATGATGATCCCCGCGGCAAGTTTGTCAGCATTTACGGCACGCCAGTCAGCCGCTTCAGTACAAGAAACAACAAAGAGTTCCGCAAGGAAGTACGCATGCAGTCAGGCAAACAACTGTATGAGAGTGATATCAATCCCATATTTCGTTGCCTGGAAGAAAACTACAAAGGTCAAGACGGTCCCAAGCTCAACGTAGCATTCTTTGACATCGAAGTAGACTTTGATCCTGAGCGAGGATTCAGTAGACCCGAAGATCCATTCAATCCCATCACGGCCATAAG